GAATTTGAATATCTGATAATCCAAGACCTTCCATTGATGTTCCGTCAAATAATTCTGCGTGTAAATCTAAAGAATGAACTGGTTTTATTGGTATAGGCATAATTTTATTCCTTATCTGTTTGGTATTCTATTTTTCCAAGCATTTCCATCATCGACATTTTTATCATATGTTTCTTCCCAGGAAAATTTATCATTTAAATCTTCACCATTGGAAATTGCCATAGAAGGACTTGAAGCTGGATTGCCCGGATCAACATAAGCTGGTCCTGGGACATTGTCTGGCCCGTGTAGTTGGCCTTCTATATTTTGTCCATCAGCTTCTCCACCTAAGTCTCTATATTCTTTTGGAATTTTTCTTGGGTTGATTTTTTGTCGCCAAAAATCATTTTGTTTAGTTTCTTCTTCAATATCTTCATAAGGAACTAAAGATACGTTTGGCGATTGAGTAACTGATTGTTGAGGATAGTATTGAGCAATCTTTTCAAACAAACTATCGGCCTTAGAATAATGCCCAGTTTTGTCTAATTTTGAACAAAGCTTAATTAATGTTTGAATTGAATTTGCGTCCATAACTTGTTCTTGTTAACTTGACCTTTATTTACCTTTACAAACTATGACCACTGATTCCATAAAAAGCTGAACCATCATAAACTTCTTCTACGCCTTTGTCTTCTTTATTTGTAGGATCTATGTAGTCTAAATATGATGTATCTTTCTTCTTTGGATTCAATGCTTGTTCTGTAGTAATGTATGGATTTGATTTTTTTGTTGCTTCTGATTGTGGGGCTATATCTTTTGGAGCATGAACATTTGCTTTACCATCTGGATCAGGATAAGATAAAACGGTATCCTTAAGTTCATATTCTTGGAAGCCATCGTGATCAGGAGTATTAACTGTCATCAAGCTTGTTAAGTAATTATCAAACTCTTCTCCATGAGTTAATACAGGAGTTTTTCCTAAAGATGGTCGAGTAAATTGTGCTTCATCGAACTGATTTCTATCTTCTGGATATTCATCAGTAATTCTATTTCTTCTACTGACTGCATAATCTTCTGCAACACGATTCATAGATTCATCTGAAATAGCAAAATGTAATCTTGAAGGCTTATCAGGATCTTTGTATTCTTCTCTTGGATATTTAGAATCTATATTGTATTTATGACGATCTTCTAAAGATTGTTCCATAGTCATCATATGCTCATCTTTAGCACGATAATGCTCTTTGATATATGCCGGACTATTTTTCATCAAACTATTAGCAGCATTTTCTAAAGATTGCTTATAATTATGAAGTTGAGCTCTAAATTTGGCTCTCATTCTTTCTTCAGGAGTTAGCTCATAAGGGATCATCTCTTCATAATGTTTATGCTGAGGAGTAAGCCTTGACTCAATATTTACTTCTCTATTGTCTGGCTCATTATGGGTTCTTCTTAACAATTTATCAAAACTAGCATCTTCATCTACATAAAGATTGATTTCGTGTCCGCCCCTATTAGATCCACCACGACCTATAGGACTACCACCAGGCTGAAAAGCAGAGCCATTTCCCCCGCCGCCTACACCACCAAATTGAGCTGTTCTGATATTGTTAGACATAATGATTTGTTCTTATTATTTAAAAAAATAACCTTTATCGCCTATTTAGATTGACCATTTTTGATTTTGGTAATCTAAACATAATTTTTGAAGTAAGACACTCGTAAGCTACAGCAGCCACAGCATCACAAATATCATCTTTATATCCAGATAATGCTTCAATATAATATCTTTTACCTTTCCATTTTTTTTGTAAGAATAAAAATTGAATTTTAGCTTCTTGTACTTCATTTAAAGAAATCAACTTGTGATCCAAATCTCGATATTCTCCACCAGATAAATCATAAATATCAATTCGGTCATCTCGTACTAGTTGAGAAAGTTCTGTGTAAATTTTTTCTTTATATTCTTTATTAAATTGACGCTCTACAATAGGAACTCTTCTTGATTGCAAAGTTATCAGAGAAGATTGTGAATTCCATTGATCAATACTTACTTGTTTAAATTTGAACTTTCTATGTAATTCAATAACATAATCTTCAACATCTTTCTCTTTAACAGGTTGATTTTTTGTCCTAGGATTCCAGAAATGAATGTGATCAATTACAACTCTTTTCAATGGTTGAAAGTCAGGACCAATTTGACCAAACATATTTTCAGTATGAGCAATTACAAGAGCATAATAGTCAGATGTACGTGCGGGATCCAAATGACAGAAATATTCAAAATGTCCTTCTGCTTGTTCTTTTCTTTTTACCATAGACATTGAAGAGAACATTCTGTCAATGTCTTCAGAGTTAAACATTGGATCAGATGATGATGCTCCAAACTCAGCACCATATTGCATTTGAAATTCTTGTGGATCTTTTTTCTTTTGACCGTCTAACCATTCTTTATCAATGTTTGGATTAGTAAGCCAAGTTGGTAGTCTCATCACAAGTGTAGTAGGGTCATCTTGTCTATTTTCGTGCAGATCATAAAGCAACCCGAGAGGACCTTTAGGGTTGGAGAGAAGCATCATTTTTCCATCTTTACCAAATGTAGCAAGAGATGGTTTCAAATCATCATAAAGAGCATAGTCAACACCAGATTCAGGATTATCTCCAGCCATAGCAGCAACTTCGTCCATAATGATTGTCCAACAAGTTAAACCAACAAGACCTGATGCATTACTAGAACCACATCTAAGCACCAAAGAACCCGCAAAAAGATTGATATTTTGTTCTTTTCTTCTTACGTTCTCTTCTCTGTCGTGTTCAGTGTAGAATCGCATTTCAAGCTCTGTATCTTTGCCAATATAAGGTGCAAAAAATGGAGAAGCTAAAACTGTTTGCTTAATTTTAGAGAAGATTGCTTTTTTAGCCTGTTCTTCATTACGAGCAACGTTAAGAATAACAACCTCGTCAAATTCCATCAAACCATATCTAGCTTGAGGATGTCCCATAGAAATCAATCTATATAATTCATAAAGAGCCATAGCAGACACTAAGAACGATTTTCCTGAACGTCTACCAAGTACTAAAACTAGTTCTTCAAATTTGTATCTTTTAGTGCATTTTTCTTGAACTTGCATTCTCAATTTTGGATCAAATTCTTCAGAATAAAGTAAGTCATATTCACTTTGGAATGCATCAATAATTGGTCTTGCTTCTAATATTTCTACTTGTCTTTCAGCATCTGGGTTTGTAGCTTCGTCTTTAGCAAATTTATATCTTTCTTCTCTAACATCATTGCCAAGACGCTTACATTGCAAACAAGGAGAATTGACAACATTAAAAATTGTTTTAAATTGTCTTTTTTCTGCACGGGCTTTTAAAAATTCATTCTCATTCTTTTGAACATAATCCCAAACACATCCCTTGCAATCTTCTTGATTATCAGATTCATTTATTACAAGATTAGTATTGCCTTCTTGTCCCATATAAAAACACTTTAGGATAAGTTTTTGCCAGGGATAAGGCTTCAGATTACAAAAATAAGGATGCTCAATAAATGTAATAATATCTACAATTTGATCAGGATTAAATCTATCTTTAGGAGGTTTTGGCGGGGGAGCAACTTCTGATCTTGTGGCAGGAGCAATTTCATCAACAAAATCATCTGCATATTCTGTGTCTTTGAATAATGCAGTGACGGTATTAGCTTGTTGTAGTAATTGGTTTCTTAATTCTGTTGGTGATTTAGGAACTTGTGTTTGTTTTCTCATTAATTATCTTGTTGGATCTTTTCTCTTAAGGCAACAATTTCTTCTCTGATAATTCTTTTATCATTTTCAGAATCCATTTTTTCATGCAATTTTGCTAAGATTTCAAAAATGTTTATGTTGTAAATACCTTGGTTATCTCTAACTTCTTTTAAATGTAAGATTTTAGAAATTAACTTTTCTACCATTGCTGCTCTTTTTAGTTTCATATCATTGTTTTTAGAGCAGTCAATTCCTCTTACATCATCAAGTTCTACAAGTAATGCAGTTAACGCTAGATGATGTTCACGAAAAATCCAAGGAGCAATAAGTTCTTCCCTTTGCTCGTAATTTTTAAGTCCTGAAGTTGAGATTTTTTTGAAATCACAGTGTTGTTCCATATGAGTATTAATCTGCATCCAGTTCATCTGTGCATCAAAATACTGTAGGAAGAATCTAATTACTGATTGATTTTTACGTCCAGAATCAAGATATACGTGTTCAGC